CTCTTTTGTTCGACGGTTCGGGTTACGGTGACTCCGCCCTCATAAATGGAACTATTTAACGTTCTATCTATGGAGGCATTAACAGGAAATGGGCAGCCCGGCCAAGTCCTTTGGCTCGTGTGTAGAGAGAGTGAAAACTTTCTCTGCTACGAGTCTTGGACTTGGACGATCTGATAATAGGTGGGGTCGCAAGGCCCCACCCTCTATCCCAGTTCGTGAATCATGTAGTTTAGCGAGTGGCTCTGAGAAGTCTACCTTATGGAGACAAACATGAGCTCAGATGTATTAGATAACATCGTCGCTTTGCTATATGACGTTCAACGTCTACATAGTGAAGTGTTTACACCACGTGCACTGCGACTCACCTTGTTAAAGGTGAAGAAACGCTATGCACGGGAAGGAGTAAGTCTTTTCACAAAGACTTTACCGCGTCTCGCTCGAGCCTTTGACAGGGCTCTTACGGGAGAAGTACCATTCGACCCTACCGGTTGGCGAAAGCCAACAGGCAGCAAGCTTCCCATCTTTATGGGTGAGCTTTTCAAATGCATCTTCTCACATGACGGTTGGATCCTTCCAACTTCCAATGTGGATTGCATCAAAGACATACGACAAACACTCACCCTTTTCGGGAAATATGAGTTGCCGTACACCAAAGAGCAGGACCAAGTCTTACTCGCCGCCTTTCGGGCGGCTGATGACGAGGTTGCTGAGTATAATGGCATGTTTCATTCTTGGAGCATGCGCAACATTGACCCAACTAGACCTACTACTGTCTCCGAAGGGAATACCCACGGAGCTGAAGTTGCGTTTAACGCCGAAGTCGTCGGAAGAGCGAGAGAACTCCTTGGAGAACTCTTCTCAACCTTCGATGAACGATCCATCGTGCCCAGACACGGGCCCGGAGCCGTCTCTACAAAAGAGCGCGGCCCTGGTAAATACCAATGGACCGTTATTCCGGCCCGAATAACCGAATCGTACCCATTAGATGAGTACTTTTACGCCTGCCTAACGGCAGTGTGTGATAGGTACACCGAGTTTTCGAAACTCGGTGATCATGAGCTATCGGCCAAAGTAATTATTGTGCCGAAAGACTCAAGGGGTGGCCGCTTGATATCCGAAGAGCCACTGGCTTTCCAGTGGATTCAGCAAGGTATCATGCGCGCTATAGTCAGCCATGTGGAGTTACACCCTTTAACAAGGTATAATGTCCACTTCACCGACCAGAGACCTAATCAGCTAGGAGCCCTTTTGGGCTCACAAGAAGTCATCCAACAGGATGAACATCATTGCAGACTCGGGAAACCAAGTCGAAAGCTGATGATTGGTAAATACGCGACCCTCG